TTAGCTGTCAGTCGTTCCCTCCGAAATTTGCGAGTGGGACAGATTTGGGACAGAAACTCCAAAAATAGCGTCTATCTGCTTCGCGTGCTCCGTTAAATGATTCGGCGCCAGATGCGCGTATCGCCGTACCATCTCGATCGACTCCCAGCCGCCCATTTCCTGAAGAACTGACAACGGGACACCGGCCTGAATCAGCCAGCTTGCCCATGTGTGTCTCAGGTCGTGGAAACGGAAGTTTTCGATACCGGCACGCTTCAGCGCCAAACGCCATGCCGTATTCGAATCGACACGCAGTTTTCTAACTGCCGCGGTTACTGACCCGTCAGAACGCTTGCTCGCCGTGGTGTGAACAAATACCCATTTTTGATGGTTGCCAATCTGTTCACGTAACACTTTGCAGGCGGTATCATTCAAAGCTACGCCAATAGCTTTGCCTGACTTGCTTTCTTCCGGGTGTATCCATGCGACTTTTCGCTGCATGTCGATTTGCTGCCATTCGAGATTAACGATGTTGGATCTGCGCAGGCCGGTAACCAGCGCAAAAATAACCGTCGACTTCAAAGGCTCCGGACATTCATCAACCAGGCGCTGCGCTTCATTTGGTTCGAGCCATCTGACGCGCTTATTTTTTGCCTGAGGGACTTTTATCACTGGGGCTTTTTCCAGCCATTTCCAATCGCGCTCTGCTGCGCGCAAAAGCGACTTCATCAGAGCAAGGTGCTTAGCCTTCGTCGCTGTGCTGACAGTCTGGCGCTCATACTTTGGCGCTTCGATCCCTCTTTTCGCCAATGATTGCGAATGCAGTCGATGGTTTTCCGCTGCCCGGCGGTTAACCATTTTGCTGATCGCCGTGTAGATTTTGGCTTCGGTAATATCTTTCAATTTCACCCCTTCAAAATGCATCAGCCAGAATCCCATCCGGCTTTTGTCATCATCCAGAGATTTTTTCTCGGCTCGTTCTTCCAACCACCTCAAACAAGCTTCTTCAAAAGTGACCTCAGGAAAATCCCCGAGCCGGTCTATTCGCCAGAGCTCTGATTTTCTTTTATCGTGCAGCTCCTGTGCCTCCCTCTTGTTCGCTGTCCCAAGAGATTCTTTAAGTCTTTGCCCACCCGGCAGCGAGAAGCTCGCGTACCAGATGTTACCTCTACGGAAGATGGACATGTTTTTTCCTCGAGCATGTCACCCTCACTCACGGCGACAGTGTTGATCGGTTTATTCAGTGCGGCAATACATGCTTGCCGGGTGAAGATGTAAGGGGACTTTGGTTTCGATGGATCCTTGCGCTCGGCGTGAACGCGGCCATCTCTGACCCATTTGGTCAGCGTGGGTAGCGACAGGCCCAGAAACTGGGCTGCCTCCGATTTTGTGAGCCCGTATCTGTCCAAAAGGCTACCTCTCTTCAAATTGGCCGTTGAGCACGCCAATCGTCCACAGGAAATCGACCAGTCGGTAGATCGGTTTGATGGGCTGATAGTGGCGTTTGATGATCGGACCGGAAAGTTTATCGAATGGTGTTTTGGGGTTGGCCGCGACGGCCTGGTGAAGTTCTTCGTTGCATCTCCGCGCAGCGGAGCGCAGGGCGTTTCGCTCGGATTCGTTCACATTTCTGTTCCTTAAGCTGCTACCTCTTTGCTGGCGCACATTTCCGGCAGATTAACGCGCACCAGCGCTTCAGCGAACGGCGGCGGTACGGCGTTACCACAACGCGCGACCTGCTTATCTTTGGCGTACTTCTTGCCACGATAGTCCTGATCGATGATGTACCAGCTTGGGAAGCCCTGCGCCGCGTAAAGCTCATGCGGTTGAAGCATGCGCATTCCGATATCAACGATCTGATAATCGACACCCTCGACCGTGACCAGGCCGAACCGGTCGTTCGTGGTTACCGTGTGCAGCGACTCATTGAGGCTGACGCCTTCTTTCTCGTTGCCGTAATACTTGAGCAGGAAAGCGCGTACCTCGCCGATATGTAGGCCGCCAGCCGTAATTGTTGGTGCTGGCTCAGTTACTTGCTGGCCGTCTTTGCAGGTGCCGCGCAGTTTTATCAGGTTGGAGGTAACCAGCGCGTGATGGTCGGTGGTGGTGACCGTATGGGCCGGTGCATCCATCGCGGCGCCAGCGCCGGTGTAATTACCGCCGAAGTGTTTCGCGAGGAACGCGGTGCATAACTGGCTTTTACCGCCACCGCCCGCCGTGATAGTGCCGTTTGGTTCATCAGCTGCGTGACCGACGCTATTGCCAAACTGGCGGGCAATCACTGGAGCCACCAGAAGGTGTTCTGCTTTGCTGGTTACAGTGGTCAGCGGTTTGCCAGCTTCATATGCCATGCGATCACCACCGAAACCGGTCTGGCCGATTCGGGCAATGACTGGTGTTATTAGTGCGGAATGTGACTCTTTCATCACCGTGTGAAGCGGGATATCAGCTGCACGCGGTTTCCCCTGATATTCGGAACCACCAGCGCCAGCAATGAAAGGTGACAGAGTTGCCTCCACCATGCCGAGTGCATGCCCATTACCGCCCGGACGTTCTGAACTGCCAGCCGTAATTGTTGGCAGCGGTTCATCACATTCCTGACCGGTTGCGCCGGTACGGAACTTGGTGATGTGAGGCGTAACGACCGCATAACCGTGTGTTTTCGTTATCGTCTGAAGTGGCTCATTCAGCGCCTGACCACGGAAGCAGTTATAAACGGATTTGGTGCTGGTGTGATTGCACTTCACGATAAACGGCGTCGGGTTGTCGATCACGAAGCGCTGAATGCCACGCGCTATACGCTTCAGCGTGTTCTCTGCCAGCGGCTTTTTACGTTCGAAGATGCTCGGGCATGGGATAGACCAGTCAATGCACTCGGCTGCGGTGCGGTATGGCGCCAGCTTGCCACTCTGCACATCGAGAGACTTGGGATCGCCGTGGCTGGCCAATGGCCACTGAACCGGCTGGCCGTCGCAACGCATCACCATGAAGAACCGGCGACGGATGGTCGGCGCGCCGAAGTCACATGCACGCAACTCGCGATGATCGGTAACGTAGCCCAGACCGGACACAAGGCGACGGACGTCGTCGCTATTCACATCGATGTTCAGCACTTCACAGCACTCGGCAATCGCTGGATGATCAGCGGCAATGCCGGTTGTCAGCATACCAATGAACGCGGCAAAGGTTTCGCCAGCGTGCGCTGGATCCGGGTGCTCAGTGCCGTCTTCGGCAGTCAACAGCGGCCCCCACGTTTTGAACTCCTCGACGTTTTCCAACATCATCACGCGCGGGCGCTTCGCCAGAGCCCAGCGGATCACAATCCAGGCCAAACCACGTATTTCTTTCTTAACCGGTTTGCTGCCCTTCGCTTTACTGAAATGACGGCAATCCGGGCTGAACCACGCCAGACCAACCGGGCGGCCAGCGGTCGCCGCAACAGGGTCAACATCAAACACCGATTCGCAATAGTGCAGCGTTTCAGGGTGATTGGTGCTGTGCATGGCGATCGCGTTCTCGTCATGGTTAATCGCAATATCAACGCTACGGCCAGTTGCCATCTCAATACCTGTGCTCGCACCGCCGCCGCCTGCAAAATTGTCTACGATAATTTCTTTCACGCTGTTGCTCCCATTTTGCGGGCAAGTGTGCCGGCGGTATCAATGATCTGGTCTACCGGCATTCCGTCCATTTTCAGGCGGTTGATGTGGTGACGAAGTTTGTTCTGCAGGTGCGCGTCGAGATTTGAAGACTCGGTGACCTGGTCAAAGAGATGGTTCACTTCGGCTGGCCATACGCGGTTGTTGGTTTCCGGTACCGGAATAATTTCTGGAATATTTTGTTGCTGGGTTTGTTGTAATACGCCAGCAATAGCCTGGTAATAACCGGTCTGAGCTTTTACGCGTGAGTTGCGCGCTGCTGGCATGGCGGTGAACGTCGCCGGGACCAGATCAATATCGTTGAAAGGGTTTTCGTTGCCCCAGTGATGCCAGCCAGCTGCGTCACCGCGACTGAAAAGCTCAATGCGGGATACTGATCCGTAAAGCTCTTCGAGACGGAAACGTACCTCTGCTGGCTTTTCGCTGTGCTCGCTGCGGCAACTGTGAACGACCTGCTTAACGCTGGCGCTGGCACGCTCGAGCCCGGCACCGCGGATGGCGATCAGAACGTCTTCGCTGTTCCCTCTGGTGTAGTTGCCCCCGTTCATCACTGTTTCCGCACTTAGCGCGTCCAGAAAATCTTCAAAGTCGAGCATGGTTTGTTCTGCCAGCGCCCGTTCTATTCGCCCGCGAGCCTGTTCGTAGAGCTTGACCCATGTGAAGCCTTTCATGGTCTTGACCTTGAAGCCCCACGCCTGCGCCAACTCAACAGCCTCCGCGGCGAAATTGCCGGTGTACCACATCGCAAGGACCGCGTTGTCGGCGGCTATTGACCAGACTGGCAGGCGTTTAATATCTTCGAGCGTCATGGTGCTGTAATGATCGTCGGCGGCGCCGTTACTGATTTTGTTGCTGTATTGCCACGGCGGATCTGCATAGATGAGCTGATACATCAGGCCGGTACCCCGCATATTTTTGAAAGTGCTCGATGGTGATTCATGACCGTTGCCACGTATGACGCTTTCCGGTTCATCACCTCGATGGCGTAGTTCCGGCCAGCGACGCGCACCTGGTACGTTTCGCTGTTCTTGCGCCGGGCGTAATCGCCATATTTATTCTGGTGGCAGCTCAGCGCAGTTTCGGCTGCCTGCTTTTCTTGCGGCGTCGGATTTCCGCGAATGATGTGACGCATGGCTTTCTCCAGGCGTAAAAAAGCCCCGCGGTTGCGAGGCTGTGATATTTCAAAAATCGGCTATTGATGTTTCAATTCTTCAAGAATGGCTTGCATCCTGATGAGCCTGATATTTAGTTCATCAATTTTGTACTCATTTGTGTCATTGTACCCATCAGGGAAAAGCCAATACTTTGATTTTGATAGGCATTGACGGGCAAGCTGTTTATCTAAACCAGAAACTGCAGAAGATGCCGCATACCATAAACCGTGAAGCTCACTTTCCTTTTCACGGTCCCTAGGCTGCCCACCGGCTAATTCTGTTGTGTAAAAAAGGGTCTGCGCTACAGCGGGAGTCAATCCATCAATGGCTCTGATCCGGGATTCCAACTTCACGCCTCGCCAGTCAATAATTCTTTCTATAATCCAAAGTAGCTGCTCCATTCTCTTCCCTTCATAATTTCATTGGCATGGGAATTATAACTACTTTTATTGAGGGAATACTTTCGGGTTGGCGGGCAATTCGATGGATTCTATCGGTACGATTTTGGCCGTGCCGTTTATATCTGCAACCGTTCCGATCACCAACCTGCTGAAAAGGCGTTGCTCAGCAGCCGTCAGAACAACTTGCCCGGTCACGCCTTCAGCTCTGACGAGAATCGCGAAGTTCTCAATTTTCATTTTCGGTTTCCTTCGACTGGCTGACAGCCAGCTGCTCGACGAGCGCGATAACATCGACGCCCAGGGCTTTCCCCATTTCTAGAAACAGAGCGGTTGCCGGGTTGATGTCGAGTGTGATGCAGGGGATTTTCTGGCCGTAGCCGAGAGATAATTTACAGGTCATGCTGTAATGCGGGTCCAGCTCGCAGCCAATCAGTAACCTGTCGGCTGCATGGCCGTGCGGTATGCCGTTTTCGCCGTCGAACCGATTCACGTTATCCCGGATGCGTAAGCGACGGCGGAGGTCGGCAATATCTAAATCTGGCATCATTCCCCCGCTTGAATTCGGCTCGCAAGCGCACGGGTTTCGACGGCCAGAGCCTCGGCGCGTGTAAGCAAATCGCTTTTTACGGCTGGCGATGGTTTTGACATCATCGTTTCCAGACATGATTCGCAATAATCGATAGAACTGCATTCGCAATCTTCAGGCTTTTCAAACCTTGGACGCATCACAACGCCAGCAGGAGGATCGCAAAGTTGGATAGTTGCTGGCGCTGGTTCAACCGCGTAAAGCTTGGTGCCTGGCAGAACATCAAACCGGAGAAACCGGAAATCGACCTCGCGGGTGATTCCCATGTCGCGGTTCGTTCCTGCCCACGCGACAATTTCGCCAACCAGCACCTGATCGCCTTTCAGCGCTGCGATTTCTTCTGCCAGACCGTGCGCGACCTGTTCATAGTTTCTGGACTTTTGCGCTGCTGCATCACGCTCATCAATAACCTTTAGCCACCCAGCGTTGGCATTTTCTGCGCGTTCTTTCCACTCATCAGCCCGCTGGCGTTCTGCTTCGAGCTGGTCGAGCAATTTGATAATTAAATCTTCCGATAACATCGCATTGAAAACTCGTTTGGCTTCATCACCTTTGCGATAATTAGCAATTCCAGATAACTCTTTGGATTTAATGGCTGCTTCACGCATCGCATTGGTATCTGTTGTATCAGTCATGATTGCTAACCCTTTGTTCGATTACTTCCAAACCCAGCTTTAAAGCCAGCGCATGTTCTGCTCTGGCGCCCGCACTGAACTGCCAGCCGGATAGCAGGTAAATTGCTTCAGCGCGCTGCAGCATCGTCAGGCCGATAGCCATGTAATCTGGTTCGGACAGGCCGTCAGGCAGGATCGCCGGATTCAGCGCAACGTGCTTTTCGAATGACAGGTTGATAGCCGCCTGGTTAAAAGCAGGGCGGTTGAAATGCGGCAGGCCGGTCATCGGCCCGGCTATATAAATTTTCATTGATGATTACCTGTGAATACAGGCCAGAACGGTCTGTTCGTTAATTGAGCGGAAATTAATGATCGATCATCTATTCGATGAATCAGTGCGGTAATTTGATTTGGTAGTCGGCGCAGAAGTCCAGCACGTACAGGCATTCAGCCGGGCTTTCGGTCTCGTTGATCACGTCGCATCCGCCAGCGTGTAGGCAGTTGCAATGCTGGCAGTTCAGGCGATTTTCAAAGCACTCCTTCGCCATGTGGTACCCGTTGCACTTCCCGCCGCTGAACCGGTGAGGAAAATTATAAGAGGGGCAGCGGCACGTGACCTGCCGGCCGTCCCAGTACGCCCTCCCGCGGGCCATTACTCAGTAACCTTTTCGATCGGCTTGATGGTGTCCAGCAGCAATCTTGCGCGACCGTGGCCGCCGCCCCGCTGGCCGGAATCCCGGTAGTAATATTCTTTTGCGCTGGCGACCCACGTCGTTGCCGTCATGTGCAATTTGACGCGCTTTTCGCCATCAGCACGAACAACTGTGCCGGTGTGTGTTTTTGTTTTAGGCATGGTGATTGCCTCGGGTTGGAAGGGGGATTACCAGCCCTGAACGGGCTGGGGTTACTGCCATCGCTTTTTGCGGGGCTGACGAGTTGGTCAGAACGGGATGTCATCATCGAAATTACCCGTTTGCTGAGCAGTGTTTTGTGGCTGGCGCTGTTGCAAACGCGATTGCGCAGGCTGGTTGCCACCGAGCATAGAGCGTGCTGGCTGGCCGATTGTTGAACCTGTGTTACCTGCAGGCAGACGTTCGTCGCGGTCTTTCAGCAAAAGCAGCATCTTATCGACAGCTTCAGCTGGAGTGCCTTCAGATGCTTCTTTGAATGTTTTGCGAGTGTTTGACCCAAAGGCTTGGCGCACTTCAAATTTATATGCGTCGGTGCCGTCGGTTTTGGTGTAAAGAACCTTCTGCAGGACGAAGCCTATCGGCTTACCTTCCAACTCCTTACAGTGAAATGCCGGTTCGCCCTGATCATTAACACCTTCAGTGGCGTTCAGCTGTTTAACTCGCGTCAATCCCATAATGGCGTTTATCAAAGCTTCACCGTGCTGTAACGGCTGGCCGTCGCGCCCGATGTAATTCACGCGGAGGTAATTGGCTTTTCCGGCATCAGTCTCAAGACTGAATTCCATTGCTGCCGATTGTGAGTCACGGCCGTTCGTGAAGAGTGCCGCTGCGATAGTGCCAGTGTAAGCACCGGTTTCAGAAATACCGCCAGCGCCGGACTTCTTGGCTGACTCTTCGTTAAAGGTGAACATTGGTTGCATTATGCTGTTGCTCCATCTGAGAGTTCGTAATATTCCCGGATTGCCGCGTCAACGGTTGCCAGGTCATTAGGTATTTGGAAGTTATCGAAAAGGCCGATCGGAGATTTAACCGGGTCGGTTCCATCTGATTGGGTGGTGAAGTAATACCGGCCATCGGTGACACCAGTTCTAAGCGCGATGCTAAACATGCCTTCGACTGTGATTTTCTCGTCCAGCATTTTACCGATGGTTTTCATCTTGATGCGGCCCTGCGGTGTCTCTTCCGTGTGAGCCAGGAAGTAAACGATCAGCTCTTCTTCTGCCGCCTGCGCAGCGCGGATCACATCCCAGGCACCGCCGCCAATCTCCGTAAATTTTTCGAAGGATTTTTCACTGCGGCGCCGCATAAACTGATTCCCCATCACGTACTGGAAATCATCAACCACCACATATTTACGGCCAGCACGAACGGCGAAATTGATGATCGTCGTTATGTCGGTAGGGATGTCTGTAAAGAAGACGTTGCCGGTTTTGGCGTCGAAGTCTCGCGCCTGCCAGCCTTTTGATTTGAAAGGAAGACGCTTATTTTCCGGGTTAACCAGAAACCCTTTATCGGGGTTTAGGTTCATCATGCTGGCTGATTTGCCAGAACCTGAATCACCAAGAATTAGTACGGGGATACCCATCAGAACATCGCTCCCATCGCCTGCTTTACAGTGAAGGCCAGATCCTCGGACACATCAGACTGACCGAGCAGCCAGCGGAAATAACCAGCATCGATACCTGCGATTTCAACAAAGGTTTTGCCTTTGTGTTTACCGAAGGGCATGACGTGCAGCAGGGACGGGCTGTTTGTAATTTCCCGCATTTGGGAAACTGTCCAGCGCGCCTCTTTGTTCATACGAAGAAGAATCGCCGCCGTCACGTAGCAGTCATACAGCGCGCGGTGAGGATAGAGGCCTTCTGGCACGAAAGGATTGATGTCTTTTGCATAGCGAAGGTACTGATTACCGTGCCCGCCTTCCGGCCAGAGCTTGCGCGAAAGCTTCAGCGTGCAGACCCAGGGGCCGGCAATCATTGGTAATTTTTCACGGTCGAACGCGGCGTTGTGCGCGACATAAACCTCAGCGCCGAGATACTTATCAATCACATCATCGATGGGCGGCGCGTCTGCGACCATTTCCTCTGTGATGTGGTGGATTGCCATAGCCTCAAAACTGATAGGCTCAGGAGGCTTTACAAAGTCGCTCATGGGGTTGCAGATTTCGCCGTTTACGATATCGACGCTGGCAATTTCCACGATCCCACCTTCGAATGAGGTAGTTTCCGTATCAATTACGCGGAAAGTAATCATGCTGTTTTCCTGTGTCGGTGCGTTGGTCTGCCACGGCTTCCATCTGGGCGAGGCGAACAGCCAGGCGGTCGAGGTCACTCGGTGAAACGTGATTGTCAAGGCAGAAACTGAGGATAAGGTTTTCTATATTGAGCTGCTGATCAGTGGTTACGGCGGTTGTCATTTCCATAATGAATCAGCCACCAGCAGAACGACGGACACCAACAACATATAAAGTGTTGGTAACCAAAAACCGCGCCACGTCAGCGGCTCCCAATCGCGAACGTCATCGCCCGTCAGCTTGTGGCGGTACTGGATTTTCTGGTCAGGTTTCATTTCCATGATGTTCTCCGTGCGTGAGTGGTGAGCCAGACCGGCCAGCTATGTTTTTGCGTGCAACAGCTGCTGAACGTGACCACCGGCAAACCGAACTGCATTGATGAGCTGGTGCGCTGGCGCCGCGTTGTGGAAAGTGGATTTCGTTGCATTCGGATCTCCGATTTAATCCATGACAAAGCGCCCGCGCTGGCAGGCTTCTTTGCGATGGAGTGAAAAAAATGCCCCAGGGGTATGGGGCAAAGAAACACAGCAATGGATGATTAACGGAGAGAACTATTTGGTGTGCTGGGATGATGCCCAGCTATCCACCGCCTTTACTTTTAAGCCCAATGAACTGCTGCGGTACTCCGGGCTGAGAAAACGCTGAGAGGTTAGCTATCTTTGCCGAGTAGGGTAAATGCCTCTAATGCCGTGGTGCAGCCCTGCAATTTTTTTCCGAAGACATCAGCCTGCTCCTGCTTAAATGCCTCAAGAGCGGATTTGGCTGCATCATCGTTGTCGCCAAATCCGATGTTGATAGACATCTCAGCGCCAGCAAAAGAAGTCGTGATGCTTAGTGCTGCTTCTCCGTCGCTATTTTCATCTAACTTGACCAGAAACTGCCGGTCATGGCTTTCGAACAATTTGGCGAATCTTTCCATTTTGAATCCTCGGTTAGTGATCTTATGTCTGTCGCCTCGCACTGACAGCGACAGGGTAAAATCACGTTCCCCCTTAAAGAGCTACTTGGCGGTCGATCCCTTTCGGGGCCGGAAGTGATTACATCGCTCACCTCATCGCGTGCTGCTTAGTTGGCGTCCTGCCGTGTTGATGAGGCGAATATACCCGAGGTTATTTTTCATGACAATACCCTGAGTTATTAAAATTAATACCTATAGGTTTAATTTTATGAAATTTAAGAGATTATAGTCCTAAAGTTTTTTTAAAATGAGTTGCTAAGCAAATTGTATTATCAAAAAACTTGCATTTTTTAGTTCAAGGATGGATATTCAAGACTGTGTTTATATACAGTGTTTGGGAGGAGTGATGATTGGTGCTTTTATGAGGGTCGGAGTTGGAAGGTATGCAGAAGCATGCCCTGTCTCTACTAAACGAAACAGGGCATTCACCGTTATTTACCGCTTAAGAGAGCGAGCCATATATACGATTACACCAACTATCTTGACTTCATCGTCTACGGGAATTAGTGGCAGTCGCGGGTCCCCTACATCAAGGTAGTTGGCTCCTCCCCTTGATATAAACTTATATGCAGAAGATACACCTTTAATTTCGGCAAAGACGAAGTCTTGGTTGCCTGGCTGTTCTGCACTATCAACAACTATCAATGAATTTTCAGGTAATTCAGGAAATCCAGTTGGAAACTTTAATTTGTAAGCATGAGCGTTTTTAGTATCAACCAAGTCCGGTACGACCGTATAAGTCTTGGTTGGTCCAGATTCATCCCAGATCTCTAAAAGACGGGAGGGGTCATAATAAATTTTCTCGAGTGGTTCTTTATAGGAAGTACTATCCAGAGAATGAGGTACTTCTCTGTATGCCTTCATTTCCCCAGTGCCTTCAGCAAGCCACTCAGGTCTAACGCCCAAGGCTTTGGCTATCTCGAATAATTTAACAGAGCTTTGACTTCTTCCAGAGGCAATCTTCCAAACACTAGGCTGTGAAATACCCGCAGCTTGAGCAAGCGAAGCCTGCGTAAAGCCACCTTCTTCCATAGCAGTTTTCAATCGTTGAGCGAGCGTTGTTTTGTTCATGCCACCGAACATATAACCACGGATATCTTTCGTCAAATATCCAAGGGTATTGCTTTTGTTTAGTCTCATGGTTATTATTTTCACGTGTTCAATCTCAAGGTTATTTTTATGATCAACGAAACCATTCACCGAGCAATCCAGATGGTTGGAAGTCAAAAAAAATTTGCGGTTCGTGTCGGTGTAAGTCAGCCGAATGTTTGGTGCTGGCTTCACAACAAAAAACGCGTTTCGCCTGAAAAAGTTCCGGCGGTTGTTGAAGCGACTGGTGGGCTAATTTTAGCGCACCAGATTCGCCCTGATTTGCCAGAGCTTTTTCCGCACCCCAACCAGGTCGCTTAATCCATTTGGGGAAAGTTACCACGGACATTTTGTTCCAAAAACCACGATCCGGAGATATAGACAGTGGACAAGAAAGCCCCCGACTGGCTCGTAGAAAAACAGCCCGACTGGTACGTCGATGTTTGCAGAGACCTGATCACCGATTTGCCTGGTGGATATTTCGAAGCGGCGAAGTGGCTGAAAACGACAGAAGACGGCGTTTATAACCGCCTGAAGGAGCTGAAAGGGCAGGTGATGCCTCTCGGTTTCGCCATGGTTCTGCAGAAAGCTGCCGGTAATCCTCGGCTGGCGCATGAAATTGCGTTCCGCAGTGGCGGCAGCTTTGTGCCAAATCCTAACCTTGACGAACTGGATGATATTGAGCTCGGGCGTATGTTTCGCGAGATGGCTGTGCGAATGGGTAAATTGGCCGAAACTTATGACGACATCACTGCTGATGGCGTGATCGATGATGAAGAGAAAAAGCGTTTTCTGTCTGAGGGCAACGTGCTGATAAGCAGCATTACAGCTTTTCAGGAGCATTCGCTGGCGCTGTTCCATAAGCCCGGCGGTGACGTGTGAACGCTGCAAAAAGAAAAGCCGCACTGCGGGAACAGTACGGCCATCACTTCTTTAAAAACCACTGAGGTTTTATCCATTATGCACAAGAATAAGCGCGCTGCGCAACCCCGAGAATTTACCTGCTATGACTTCGTTCGGCCTGCCGATCCTATCGGTGCGGCGTCCAAGGCATTTCAAAAACGCTTTGCGTCTGAATGGCGCAAGGTGCAGGCGCAGCATGAGGCGAAAAAAGATGAATAGCACTGCTGAAATAATCCAATTTCGCGCGCCAGAAGTGCGCGAGGAGCGTCGCGTGGCTGATACCGATGATGGGTATTCCAGACTGGCAAACATGCTCTTAGAAGAATATGCAGGCGCTGACCTGACCAAGCGCCAGTTCAAAGTGCTGCTGGCCGTTTTAAGGCTGACGTATGGCTGGAATAAAAAAATGGACCGGATCAGTGATTCACAGATTTCTGCGATAGCACGCCTACCTGTTAAGCGCTGCAACGAAGCAAAACTTCAACTGGTTGAAATGAATATTCTTCTTCAGCAAGGGCGCCAGTTTGGCCCCAATAAAAACGTCTCTGAATGGCGTATCCCTCAAAACGAGGGATTATCCCTCAAATCAGGGGATAAAAAATCCCTCAATTTAGGGGAGAGCTATCCCCCAAAA